AGACGAGAAGGCCCCTATCCGCCCCGTGGTGCGACGTTCACCAGTCCTCCCGGGTCCACAACCCCTCCGAGTCTACGAGCCCCTACAGGCCCGCAAGGCCTACGTGGAACAGACGGACTGGAAGCTACCTGAGGTTCAGAGTGGGAAGAGGTGGAGGAATTGAGCGACTCGGCCGAGAACGAAAGAGAAGCGCTCAAGGTGGTCTATTTCGTGGCGGGCTTCGTCTTCGCCAACATTCTCTCCATCATTGGCTTCTGGGTGGTGGGCCGATGAAGACTTTCCTCTGGTGGATGGGATGGGTCTGGGCGCTGCCAGTCACCGCGGCCGGGTTTCTCTTCGCCGCCCTGACTCTTTGTTCTCTGGATGGGTTCCGTTCTGGCGCCAGCTTCTGGACCGCCAGCGAATGGCTCCACAAGAATTTCTTCCAGCGCTTCGGGATGGGGGCGTTTTGCTGGGGGGCGGTAATCGTCTCGCGACAGAACGGCCCGCTAACTCCGACCGGAATTGCCCACGAGCTCGTCCACTTCAAGCAGGCCCGGATATTCGGAATCTTCCTTCCGCTCGCGTACGGGATTGGAGCGTTGTGGGCGCTGGCTCAAGGAAAGAAGGCTTACCGAGACAACTTCCTGGAGAAGTGGGCCAGGGACGAGGCGGGGCAATGAGGGCGTCACCGTCATTTATTGCCCCGGGCATCATCTGCGCGGACTGCGGCAAGGCGGCACCACGAACGGGCCCGGTCCAGAAGTACTGCCGCCCGTGCTCTGAGCGTCGTGACCTTGTCCGAAAAGGATTGTGGGCGAAGGAGAACCCACAGAAGCCGAGAGCCCCCGAAAGCTTGGCGGGCAGTAAGATGCGTCGCAAGGCGAAGGCGACTGCCGTGGGCAAGGCGGCCAGTGCCGGCGAGTCGCGCGGGATAACGTGGATGGACTCCCCGCCCCCCGACCTGCTTTGGATGGTTCGGGTCTCCGTCCCATTCACCTATCGGATTTCCAAGAACGCCCTGTTCGGAACCACGCGCAGGGGCCACGTCTACCTTCGAGAAGAGGCCAGGGCCGCTCGGGAATCCGTTGTCTGGGCAATCAGGCGGGCGATGCGTGACCAGAGGGTGGCCAACAACAAGCTGTGGATCGACATCCTGGTTCAGAAGCCGAACCACAAGGGCGATGCGGTCAACGTCTTGGACTCCGTGTGTGATGGAATCAAGAAGGCCATTCCCCTGGATGACCGTTGGTACTGCATTCGGCGCATTGACTGGCAAATCGTAAAAGAGGACCCGCGCTTGTTCATTGGGATAGGCCAGGACTCCGACGTGGACTCTCAGGCGTGCTCTGTCTGCGGGCGCATCCTCGCTATGGACCTATTCGGAAAGAACGCAGGGAACAAAACCGGGGTTTCGCGCGAGTGCAGCGAGTGTCGTAACGCAATCCGCCGCAAGCCCAAGGCCCGCCGAGAAGATGACGCGAGCAACCCGAGGGTGGTGGTTACTGTCGAGGCAGCGGAATGAGAGACCGCCCCTATCCCCAGTCGGTCCTAGACCTTCAGGCAATCATTAACGACTGTCCGGACAAGCAAACCCGGGAAGCGCTCAAGGCGTGGCGAGAACGGCGAATCGGCATCCTCACCTGTGAAACCGTCATGTCCGGAGCGGTGTCGCGCAACACAGAGGCCGGCCCGAAGCTACTGGCGGCACAGGAGACCAACGCACGAAAAGGCATGGGCAACACCGTCGCAGAAGAATGCATCGAGGTCGAAACCAGAACCCCGAGAGCGCCGTATCTGGACAACGTAACGCGCCGCTTCTGGCTTGTGGTCGTGAAGCCGTGACTACCCCAGCAGACTCACCGACTTTCCCGACAGGGCGAACATCAAGGCCAGCACTCCGCAAGCAAAGGCAAGTCGGCCCATCTCAGCAAGCTTCGGGTTTGCGGCCAGGGCGTAGACCAGGGCACCAGCGACAGCGACAAGAAGTGGGATGACGGCGATTAGCATTCGAGCAGGCTACACCGGACCAATTGCGACCATGGACGGTCGTATTTGTTCCACGTGAAATTTGAGCAGTACTGAACGGACGCGCAACACCGAAGGGGGACACCCATGAGTTGTGAATGCGGCTGCGGGAGACCTGCGGCTCCGGGCGGACTGCTCAGCTGGGCTTGCTACAAGCAACGCAAGCGCACCGGCTCCACCACCAGGACGAGCAAGACCAAAACCATCAGGCACACATCCCCCAAGGAGATGCTTCTGGAGGCTGTCCGGAATCTTGCCGAGGCGGATGGAATCGAAGGCAAAGAGTGGGACAGGGCGCAAAGCCGGTTCTGGATGGCGGTTCGCCGCTACATGAATCGCAAAGCTAACAGCGTCCAAAGGGCGACACAGACTCCACGTCGAGGCTGAACCCAGACGGCCTCACAATCCCCTCCGGCGAGGGGCTCTAATTGCAGGAGGTCTGCGGGCTTTGATATTCCGGGACCATGGATTTGGAGCGCCCAAAGAGGCGGAAGCACCGCGCCACGGGCGGAAAACCGGGCGGTCGCCGCGAGGGTGCCGGACGCCCGAAATCCACGCCAGAGGAGTATCGCGAAAAGTTCTGGGCCAGATCCGCGCCGGAGCCAAACACGGGCTGTTGGTTGTGGACTGGCTGCGTGCGCCGCGACGGGTACGGCCTGTGGCACAAGACGAGCGCGCACCGGGTCGCATGGGAGCTAGAACGAGGCCCCATTCTGGGCCAGCTGTATGTTCTGCATCGTTGCGACAACCGGGCCTGCGTGAATCCAGCCCACCTGTTTCTTGGGACGCACGCCGACAATATGGCGGACATGGTGGCCAAGGGGCGGGCGCGGGCTGGGCAGTGGGGACCGGGAGATGAGCGAGCCCGGAGCAAGAAAGCACCGGGGCACGGGTAAGCCCAGGGGCGGCAAGCGCGACGGAGCGGGCAGGCCGGAAGGCTCCACGAACACCCTGGAGTACGGGCAAGTCAGAGCCGTCAAAGCGGCCGGCCTGCGGGTTCCCGTGGACGCAAACCCAGAAGAGCGGGAGCTGGCCGACGAGTGCCTGGGCACCATCACTAGCGTGATGCGCGGGGAAATCAGCTTCGTTGAGGCTGGCGTCCGGATGAAGGCCGCCACCCATCTCCGCGAAGAAATCTGCGGCCCGATGGCGAAACAGGTGAATCTGGCAGACGCCAATGGGGACCCGCTCCAGGTATCCGTGAACATCAACCTGGGCGAGCCGTGAGCCCGGCCCTCGCCATCAACTACGACGCACCGCCCACGATGCGGCGGTTTCTGCGTTCCAACGCCTTTGTTCGGGCCGTGGTGGGTCCGGTAGGCTCGGGCAAGTCTTCCGGCTGCGTGGTGGAGATTCTCCGTCGGGCGGTCCAGCAAGAGAGGGGACCGGACGGGCTGAGGCGGACCCGCTTTGCCGTCATCCGCAACACCTACCGGCAACTCAAAGACACCACCCGGAAGACGCTGGAGCAATGGCTCCCCTCCGCCCTGGGCAAATGGCACGAGCAGGACTTCACCTTCACCATGCGCTTCGGGGACGTGCTCTGCGAGGTGCTGTTCCGGGCCCTGGACAGCCCCGACGACGTGAAGAAGGTTCTCTCGCTCGAGCTAACTGGGGCCTACTTCAACGAGCTCCGGGAGATTCCCAAGTCCGTCTTCGATGCCATCCAGGGCCGCGTGGGCCGCTTCCCATCCAAGGCCCAAGGCGGAGCGACTTGGTTCGGAGTCTGGGGCGATACCAACCCATGGCCCACCACGTCTTGGGGCTACAAGCTCTTCTCCGAGAATCGTCCGGCCTCTTTTGACCTCTTCGAGCAACCCGGAGGACGGGCTGCCAACGCAGAGAACGTGGAGAACCTCCCGCCCGGGTACTACCAACGCCTGACGGACGGCAAGGACGCGGAATGGATTGCCGAATACGTGGACGGCAAGTACCCATCCAGCGACCGCGGCTCTGTCTATGGCCATCTCGTTCACGCATTGAGGGCGCGCGGCGGAGTCTGCGAGTTCGCCCATGAGAACGACGGGGTTTTCGCCTTTGCGGACCTCGGAATCTCGGACAGCTTTTGCCTCTGGTTCATGCGCTTCGGTCCGAATCGGGGCATCGATGTCATAGACCACTACGAGGCCCACGGCCGGCCTCTGTCCCACTACGTGGACCTGCTCAAGTCCAAGCCCTACACCTACTCCCGAATCTTCCTGCCGCACGACGCCCGGGCCCGGACGCTGATTACCGGCTCCACGGTTCAGGACGAACTGATGGCGGAGTTTCCCGGGCTGATTTCAATCGTCCCACAGGTCTCTATTGCCGACGGGCTGCAGGCCGGGCGCTGGGTGTTCGAGCAGGAGTCAACGCGCATCCACTCCAGGTGCTCGCTCATCACCGGCCCCGAAGACATCGACGGCCTGGATGCGATGTCGGCCTACAAATTCGAGTACGACGAAGAGCGCAAGGTCTACAAGAAGACGCCGCTCCACGATTGGTCCAGCCACACGGCCGACGGATGGCGCTACCTCTCCGTCGCTGCGCGCTACTCGGAATACCTGACCCGACCGCCCGCTCCGCCCGCCGAAGTTCCGAGCGAGCCCGAATACGTCTTCCCACCCCTATCCAGCATCAGAACCCCCGGGAGGGGCAGACTGTGAGCGACAACCAAGCAGCGGACTACAAGAGGGACCTCATCGAGCAACACTCCCGCTGGGTAGTGGAGTTCGCCGCGGCGCGGAAGGCGCTCGAAGACTGGCAGAAGACCGGCGACGCCATTGATGCGGAGTTTCGCAACGAAACCAAGGGACAGACGGACCTGGACGTACGGCTCCCGCTCTTTGCCTCGGACATCAACACCATCGTCGCCATGCTCTATGGGCAAGTCCCGCGGTGCGCGGTCTCCAGGCGCTTCGGGGACTCGGGCGATGACGTGGGCCGGGTGGCCGGGGAAATCCTCGAGCGGACGCTCAATACCGACATCTCGAAAGACTCGGACACCTACGCGGTCGCTCTTCGCTGCGTGCTGATGGACTACTTCCTCCCGGGCTTCGGCAACGCCATCTGCCGGTACGACATCGGGGAGACGGTCCAGACCTCCACCGGAACGGACGAGGCCGGCGAGGAAGTCTTCGCGGAGACCCGCCCGCGAGAGAACGTGGAAATCGATTACGTGCCCTGGAAGGATTGGCTCTGGGGCCCGTCCAAGGTGCCGCATCTCGTCCCGTGGTGGAGCAAGGCCGCGGACATGACTCGGGCGCAGCTGGTGAAGCGCTTCGGCGCCATCGGCAAGCTCGTCCCGCTGGCCAGGAAGAAAGACAGCAAGGAAGAGGACCCGTGGAGCCGGGCCCGCGTCCACGAAATCTACGAGAAGGACGCGAAGAAGGTTTACTGGTTCTGCGAGACCTTCAACCAACTCCTGGACATGAAGGATGACCCGCTCGGACTGGAGGGCTTCTATCCCTTCCCGTCTCAGCCGCTGATTGCGAACCTCACCACGTCCAAGGTTGTCCCGAGGCCCTACTACGCCCTGCACCAGGACCAGTACCGGCAGATAAACATCCTGATGTCCCGTATCCGCGAGCTCGTGGAGGCCATCCGTATCACCGGGGTCTGCGACAAAGCGCATTGGGAAGTCCTGCAGCGCGTGCTGATGCCTGGAGAGCGAAACAGGCTCATTCCGCTGCCCAACTTCGCGGCCTTCGCGGAGAAGGGCGGGATGAAGGGGGTCATCGACTGGTTCCCCATCGAGCAGGCAATTCAGTCCATTGCGATTCTCCAGCAGCAACTGATGTCGGAAATCGACTTGCTCCATCAGGCCACCGGGTTCAGCGACATCATGCGCGGCGAGGCCACCCAAGCAGGGGCCACCGCGACAGAGCAGCGGGCT